CTCGGTCAGCATCAGGCTGATGCTGATATCAAAGCTGCTGTCATTATTGATGTCTGCATAAAACGTGAAGCCCTTTTTCTGACCTGCGTCGGTGGTCATGATGTCGGGCTGATTTACCCGCAGCCACGCCAGCACCGGCACGATGAGCAGGTCAAAATCACCGGTAAAGTCGGTCACAATGACATTGAGCGTGTAACGCTTTTCGAATGACAACGACGCCGCCAGCGTGGAGGCAATACTCCCGTGATCCACGAATATCCGCAGCATATCGGGGTTAGTTTTCAGCACCGTGACGGCATCAGTCAGCGCCCTGCGCAGGCTGTCGGGTTTGAGCATCGTTTTCGTCCTGACAGTGTTTAATCATTTTTACCTGGCTGGCACAGCGCGCCAGCGCGTTCTCAAGCTGCCGGATATCGGCACTTAAATCACCGTTCGTCTCCGGGTCGCTGCCCGGCATCGGGCAAAGACTCACTTTCGGGCAGGCGTTGTGGACAATCACTGGCGTCGGTGCAGGCGGGGCGCTGGTGCAACCGGCGCACAGCATCAGGCAGGTCAGCGCCATACCAGCGGCGGAAATCCTCGTTTTCATTAAGTAACCTCGTGATGGTTTTCTCGCGCTGTGCTTCACGCTTCGCGGCGTTCTCCAGTTCCTGACGCAGTGCCACCTGCGCCAGCTCGTTTTTGTCTGCTCTGGTGAGGGCAACATGAAGCTGATTTTTCAGCATGGTGATGGTCGTCTGCTGCCCGCTGGCGACGTTGTTCGCCCTGTCCAGCGAGGCGCGCAGGCTGGCATTTTTGTGTTTCACCAGAAACAGACCAGCCACCGCCAGTGATAACAACACAACCAGCACAATCATCAGCCTTGACATGGTTCCCGCCCCTCAAAACACTGACGGCAGGCCGTACGTATCAGCCGGAAGAACACCGACACCACGAGGTAAATCAGCGCGGTAAAAATCCACCCGGCGGCAACCAGCGAGATAAACGTCGCCACCATCACTACCAGAGCCGCCGACCGTCTGCACCACGGCACCGGCTGCAAAAACAGCGACGTGACAATCTTCACGGCCAGCGATTCCGGCGGCAGCTCCCGCCCGTAGCGTTCCAGTACATACTCTGTGGCATACACGCCGACACCGCCGGCAACCACACAGATAACCGTCACCAGAATCGCCCAGGTGGCGACAAAACTGACGGCCACGCTCTGCGGGTAAATCAGGGACAGTGCCAGCATCAGCGCCAGCGACACGTTCAGCATCAGTGAAAGGGATAATTTCTTCATGGTGTTTACTCCGTTTAAGCCGGTACGCCGCCAGCGGTACGCCAGACGGTGACCAGTTTTTCCAGTGAATGCTCACGCTGACCGTAACCGGCACCCGGCAGGGACGCCCAGATATTGCGACAGCGTGAAATGGCGCGCTCAATGCGTCCCGCCCGGATGTCATCCAGTGCACCGCGTTCGCGGATCAACTGAATGGCGAGCCTGTCCTGTGACAACGGACTGAAATCCGGCAGGGCAAGCTGTTTGCGGTAGTGCGGCCAGAACAGGTAAAGCTGCTGATAGCGACCGGATGCCGTGGACTTTTCACCGCGACGGTTAAACACCTTCGCCGGTCGGCCATGCGCGAACGGGTGGTCACTGTAGTCGGTGAAAATTTCCGGCTTCCCGTCCAGTCCGGTGACTATCACGTCATAGCCCCGGTTTTTCGTCAGCGGATGATTCGCCGTCCCTTCGGACACGGCCAGCATGTCGAGAAAGGCGGCGATATTCTGATGTGTGTTAATTACCGGCATTACGGTTTCCCCCTGCCCTTAAAGCGGCGCTGAATGGCAATCTCAATCACCTGATAACCGGCGATACCCAGCATGGAGCCAATGCCGCACACCGCAGGCAGTGACATGTCAGGAAACTGCACCAGAACAACACCGGCAACCATCGAGACAAAACCACCGAGCAACATGCGCCCGATAAACAGACGCGGGGTGATGGGTTCACCACCGGCAAGCACCTTGCCGACAACAATCAGCACCCCAATCATGAAAAGCGACAGGACGCTTTTTTCTTCTGCTGTCATGCGTTACTCCCACAGATTGACAGTTTCAGCCACGGGCGCGGTCTGAACGTCGGGCAGTTCGACGGCGGTGCCGTGTGGCAGCACCGCACCCAGTTCAGACAGTCCCGGATTTGCGGCGAGCACGGTCTCAACCACGCCCTCAGTGCGCCCGTAATACCGGACACAAATGGCGTCGAGCGTGTCGCCCTGTAGCGCAAAGGTCTTCATCAGATTTGACTCACGATGCAGCGCGGCTTGTCCTGGATACGCGCCACCGCCCAGCGCATATCCCGCCACAGTTCATCAATGGTGCTGTCATGCTGTCGCCTTTTGTCCCTTTCGCACTGGCATCCACGCCGCGTAACGCTCATAAAGCGACGCGGTCGCCATCGCACACACGGCGCGCTCGTAGTAAAAAACCTTGATGCTTTCACCGTCGATGTCGTCCGCCGGGACGTCCGCCAGACGCGTAAAACCGGCGGCAATTTTCTGTTCGCGGTACTCGTACAGCTCCGCATTCGTTTCAGCCATGCCTGACTTGATGGCCTCACGCAGACGGGCGGGGCGACGGTCTGCTCAAGGCGCATACGTTCCCGGACGCGCTTCGGGTCGATATCGGGAAAAAAGAACGTGTTTTTAATCACCGGCTCGTCGCCTGCCGGTTGCGGGATGACCACCGTACCCTCACCGGACACGGGAGCCTCCTTTCGCGGAATAATCAGCGTCATCATGACTACCTCTGAAAAGTCGGGCGGTGGACGCCGGTGCAGTGTCAGGTGATTCACCCTCACTGACCGGCGTGCCGCCCTGGCGCGGGGCGCATTCGGTTGTTAACTGGCTTTCTTTTTCGGGCGTCCACGTTTTGCCGGTGTCGCACTCCGGCTCTTACGCGGGGCGCGGGTGGCCGCTTTTGGCTGCGGCTCCGGCTTCGGTTTCAGTTCCCGCTCCAGTCGTTCAATCTCTTTTTTGACGCCTGCCTGACAGTCGAGCTGTGTCGCACGTTGCAGGTGCGCCAGCGCACCGGCGGCATCACCACCGTCACGCAGAAACAGACCGGTGATTTTGTGCAGCTTTGCGCGCACTTCATCAGGCATGTCGCGGCGTCAGTTCAAGGGTGTCCTCAGCAGCGGTATCCACGATCACCGGCAGCGTGAGCCGCATGGCCGCAGCGCCACCTCCTCGGTGAACATGTACGGCGGGGTGCGGCGGTGTTTACCCGGCATGGTCAGCCGTACTTCAGGGCATAACGGGCAATCTCCAGCGCACCGGCAATATCGCCGGTATCCAGACGCCACAGCATGACCGTCATCAGAATGTCATCCTGTGCACCTTTGCCCTGCTCCAGCACGCCGTTCACCCACGGCAACCAGAACGGCAGCAGTTCGCGTTTTTTCGCGGCCTTCAGCTCTTTTGAATAAATCGCTTTCAGTGTGCGCTGGTCTGCGGCCAGCTTGACCAGCATCTGCTCATAGACAGTTGCATGTCGCAACGGGGCGGCTTCCCGCTGCGCGGTCATCGCTGCCGAGACCCGCATCATGTGACGCTGTGCGGGACTCGTCATCGGTTACGCTCCCGGCTCTGCGGTCGCTTTAGCCGGTGTGGAGAAATCACCGACCTTAATTTTTTCCACCAGACAACCGGCGGCGTAGTCCTCCACCACGTAATCAATGTTCATTGACTCGTAGTTCTCCACGCGGTCGAGTTTCGGGTTTTCCCAATCACGCGGCGATGGCTGTCATCCATGTAGTAGATGGACAGGTTTTCCAGCTTCGTGATGAGCATCGCATCGCCGGGAAGTACGGGACGCGACGCCGGCAGGTTACCGATGCGTTTCTGCTGATGATGACGTCAGCGGCCAGCATTCGCTGTTGTCCTGCTCTTGTTGACGATGGGGAAATACTTGTCCGCCAGTAGCTGACGCCCCACAATCACCACAAGGTCAGGTCTTCCTGATACCAGGTCAATCAGGTTGTTGGTCGCATCCATCACCAGTGCATCGAGGCTCATAATCACCGCCCTTACCCACGCGGATGACCTCAGAGGTGGTGCGGCCTTCCTCGTCAGTGACCTTGCTCATCACGCGCGCCGGGGCTTCATTGCGGTATTTCTGCAGCCAGCCGACCGCCACATCCTGCAGCATCGGATTGCTGCTGCGGTCAGAGGTTTCGGCACGCTTCACGCCGTTAAAACCGGCCATGATGAAATCAAGGGACTGGCGTTTGATAATGGCGTTACGGATACGGAGCTGGAAATCCTGATAACGCGCCCACAGGTCCAGCGTTTTGTAGCGGATATAAAAATCGAAGTTAATCTGGTCGCATTCGTACTTGTTTGACGCCAGCTTCGAGAAGTCCTTCGGCTGACGCTCGGTGCCACCGGCGGTGTCGGTGGTGCTGGCGATGGAGCCGGTGACACCGATGCCAATTTTTTCCCCTTTCATTTCGCTGACCGGCACAATATTGATGCGGGTCAGAAAGTCAGAGGACTCCTGCATGGTGTTCATCAGGGTCTGGGTGACCGACGGTTCAACGGTGAATTTTTTCGACACATCACCGGCGTCGATGCCGTTCAGCTCGGCAACACGGGACAGGTAGGCATTAAATTTAAAGCGGGTTTCCTGGCGCATAGTTTTTCCTGAAATTAAGGGTTAATCGTGAAGGTTTTCCCGGACTGACTGACGCCGGTCAGCAGTTCGTCATCAGGGCGTCACCGCCACCACCGGTGGCCTTGCTGCGGCGCTGCTGGGTCAGACTTTCGGTGTGGTCGAGACTGTTTTTCAGGCGGGTGAATGCCTGACTGGTTTCATCCGCCCTGTCAGTCACATCCTGCTTAAGTGCGGAAAAGGCGGTTTCCATCTCAGCGAGTCGCTGCTCAGTGGCGCTCAGCTTTTCCTGCACATGTTCAGCAACAGCGGTCACCGCTTCATGCACGTCATTCAGACGGGCGTCATCGCTGGCCTGTTTGCGGCCAAAAATGGATTTCACCTTTTCGGTCAGGGCGGTGAACACGGTTTCAGGCAGGTCTTCAAATTCCAGCTCAACAGGCGTTGCCACTGAAATCAGGTTTTCAGGGCTTAATTTGAAGCGGTTCAGGGGGTTGTGTTTTGCCGTGCGGCAGAATTCCAGGTATTCCGTGCCGAGGCTTGCCGGGTCATCGGTGACGGCCAGCCCCACCAGATAACATTTGCCGGTGTTGGCAAAGTTCGGCTGAATTTCCATTGAGGTATAGACCTTCTGCGCGGCCTTGTTCATCGCGATAAGGTCATCGGTCGGGGTGATTTTCGCAAACAGCGCCCATTTGCCTTTCAGCGCCGAATCATCGTCAATCTTTTCGGCCTTCAGTTCGGCCACATCGCCATAACGTTTAAAAATGCCGTCAGGCAGGATGCCGCGCAGATGTTCCAGGTTAATACGGCAACCATAGACTCGCGGGTCAAAGGTTTCGGCCATTTCCTGAATATCCTGCGCACTGATGACACGCCCGTCACAGGTGTCACCCTCAACGCCGATACGAAAGAATTTTGAGACTTTTTTAGCCATTGTCAGGAGTCCTGAATAGTGAGTAGAGGAGTCACATGTCGGCATCAGTTTCCCGACGATGCGCATCCTCCGCCATCAGTCCCGGATGGCTTATCACTGACACAACAGCACCTTAGCGAATCGCGGGGCGCGACTCAGTAGCCTTGCCGTGTATTCATCACGGCGAGGTATTCATGACCATCACCACAGACACCACTCTTTTACACGACCCGCGTCGTCAGGCGGCGCTGCTGTACTGGCAGGGATTTTCCGTGCCGCAGATTGCCGCCATGTTGCAGATGAAACGCCCGACGGTGCAGAGCTGGAAGCAGCGCGACGGCTGGGACAGCGTTGCCCCCATCAGCCGTGTCGAAATGAGTCTGGAAGCGCGGCTGACCCAGCTCATCATCAAACCGCAGAAAACCGGCGGTGACTTCAAGGAAATTGACCTGCTCGGACGCCAGATTGAACGACTGGCACGGGTCAACCGTTACAGTCAGACCGGCAACGAGGCAGACCTTAATCCGAACGTCGCTAACCGCAACAAAGGCGGGCGTCGCAAACCGAAAAAGAATTTTTTCAGTGACGAGGCCATCGAAAAGCTGGAGCAGATTTTCTTTGAGCAGTCTTTCGACTATCAGTTGCACTGGTATCGCGCCGGGCTTGAGCACCGCATCCGCGATATCCTGAAATCCCGCCAGATTGGCGCGACGTTTTATTTTTCCCGCGAGGCGCTGCTGCGCGCCCTGAAAACCGGCCATAACCAGATTTTTCTGTCGGCCAGTAAAACGCAGGCGTATGTGTTCCGTGAATACATCATCGCCTTTGCCCGGCTGGTTGACGTTGACCTGACCGGTGACCCGATTGTCCTGGGCAATAACGGCGCAAAACTGATTTTTCTCGGCACCAACTCCAACACCGCACAGAGCCATAACGGCGACCTGTACGTCGATGAGATTTTCTGGATCCCGAATTTTCAGGTACTGCGTAAGGTGGCATCAGGTATGGCCTCACAGAGTCACCTGCGCTCGACCTATTTCTCCACCCCGTCCACGCTGGCGCACGACGCCTACCCGTTCTGGTCGGGTGAACTGTTCAACCGGGGACGCGCCAGCGCCGCCGAACGCGTGGAAATCGACGTCAGTCATAACGCCCTTGCCGGAGGTCTTCTCTGTGCGGACGGCCAGTGGCGGCAGATTGTCACCATTGAGGACGCCCTGAAAGGTGGCTGCACGCTGTTCGACATTGAGCAGCTCAAACGCGAAAACAGCGCCGACGATTTTAAAAACCTGTTCATGTGTGAATTTGTTGACGACAAGGCGTCGTGTTCCCGTTCGAGGAGCTGCAACGCTGCATGGTCGACACGCTGGAAGAATGGGAAGACTATGCGCCGTTTGCCGCCAATCCGTTCGGCTCCCGCCCGGTATGGATTGGTTACGACCCGTCACACCGTGGCGACAGCGCCGGATGCGTGGTGCTGGCACCGCCGGTGGTGGCCGGTGGCAAATTCAGAATACTTGAGCGTCACCAGTGGAAAGGCATGGATTTTGCCACTCAGGCGGAATCCATCCGCAAACTCACCGAAAAATACAACGTCGAATACATCGGAATTGATGCCACCGGCCTCGGTGTCGGCGTGTTCCAGCTCGTGCGCTCGTTCTATCCCGCCGCGCGTGATATCCGCTACACGCCGGAAATGAAAACCGCAATGGTGCTCAAGGCAAAAGACGTTATCGCCGTGGCTGTCTGGAATAGACGTCAGCGCCACCGACATCACCAGCTCGTTATGGCTATCCGCAAGACCATGACCAGCAGCGGACGCAGCGCCACCTATGAGGCCAACCGCAGCGAGGAAGCCAGCCACGCCGACCTCGCCTGGGCGACCATGCACGCCCTGTTAAATGAGCCACTCACCGCCGGTATCAGCACCCCGCTGACATCCACCATTCTGGAGTTTTACTGATGAGCAAGAAAAAAGGGAAAACACCGCAACCTGCGGCAAAAACAATGACCGCCAGCGCCCCGAAAATGGAGACATTCACCTTTGGTGAGCCGGTGCCGGTACTCGACCGCCGTGACATTCTGGATTACGTCGAGTGCATCAGTAACGGCAGATGGTATGAGCCACCGATCAGCTTTACCGGTCTGGCAAAAAGCCTGCGTGCTGCCGTGCATCACAGCTCACCGATTTACGTTAAACGCAATATTCTGGCCTCGACATTTATCCCGCATCCGTGGCTTTCACAGCAGAATTTCAGCCGCTTTGTGCTGGACTTTCTGGTGTTCGGTAATGCGTTTCTGGAAAAGCGATACAGCACCACCGGTAAGGTCATCAGACTGGAAACCTCACCGGCAAAATATACCCGCCGTGGCGTGGAAGAGGATGTTTACTGGTGGGTGCCGTCCTTCAACGAGCCGACACCTTTCGCGCCCGGCTCCGTGTTTCACTGCTGGAGCCGGATATTAATCAGGAGCTGTACGGTCTGCCGGAATATCTCAGCGCCCTTAACTCTGCCTGGCTGAATGAGTCGGCCACGCTGTTCCGCCGCAAGTATTACGAAAACGGCGCACATGCCGGATACATCATGTACGTCACCGATGCCGTGCAGGACCGCAACGATATCGAAATGCTTCGCGAAAACATGGTCAAGTCGAAAGGCCGCAACAACTTTAAAAACCTGTTTCTCTATGCCCCACAGGGGAAAGCCGACGGCATTAAAATTATCCCCCTCAGTGAAGTGGCGACGAAGGACGATTTTTTTAATATCAAAAAAGCCAGCGCCGCTGACCTGCTGGACGCGCACCGCATCCCTTTTCAGTTGATGGGCGGCAAGCCGGAGAACGTCGGGTCGCTGGGTGATATTGAGAAAGTGGCAAAGGTCTTTGTCCGCAATGAACTTATCCCGTTACAGGACAGGATCCGCGAGATAAACGGCTGGCTCGGTCAGGAGGTCATCCGCTTTAAAAACTACTCACTGGACACTGACAACGGCTGAACATCGCCGCCTGCGGGCGGCTTTTTTACCCCCCGTCATCACGCCCTCACACGCTCACCACCGCACAAAACAGCCCGCAGACACACCAACGCCCCGGCGCACAATCTAAACGCCATCACGACGCGCTCAGACGCTGAAAAAATAAAATCAGCACCACCGCCAGCGCGCAGTGCTTTCCCCGCCTCGCCCGCCCGCTTCATGGGTCGGTTTTAATGCAGTTGCATGAACACCGTCAAACCTAGCTAGCATTGGCAGCAGAAAGCAAGTGAGCTAGACTAAAGCACATTCAAACTCATGCACCAAATGATGCACGGAAAAAACAGAGAAATCGCGGAAAAAGCAAAAAAATAGCACCCAAAGGTGCCACTTTGATGATTAATTTTTATTGTCGCCAGAAGGTTTATTGTTGCTTTTGAACAAACCACTAACAACAAACCCAACCAATCCCACAATACTCACAGTTGTGGTTCCCATAAGCGCAATGATAATTGTTTCTGGTGGATCAAAATCTTTTTTCAATACATACATAAATATGACCCAGCCGACAAAACAACACCAAACAATCATGAATTGATATGTTTTATCAGCCATAGTTCTACGGAGCTCATTGTCCGTAAGCAGGCCGTCGGTTTCCGCATTTTTTCTTTTGGTTTCTGCCTGTACGCTTTCAAGGTTAGTGCTTATAGTTTCAACACAGCGACTCAATTCAGCAATTTGAAAATTAAGACTGGATAAATCCAAACGCTGCATGGTCGCAGCATCCTCTTCTTCCTTTTGCATTTCATCAACAGCGTCCTCAACAGACTCAGGCTCATGAGATTCTTCATCCCAACAGCCCTCATCTCCCAAAGCCGCAGAGGCAGTTATCAGATTCTGCTCAGCTTGCTGCAATCGTCTGAGAAGGTCTTTATCAAATTCAGCTGTCACTTTCTTATTATCGTCAGGCATAAAAAACCCCGTACATAGACGGGGTTATCTTAATTCGGACTCATAGTCCGATGCAATTGCTATCGCCGTGTAGCAGCTTTTGATAGTAATCCTGAATAACGGAATCAGGAATGATATCCATACGACTATCCATTGCTTGCTTCCAAGGAGTACCTTCACGATGTGTGAAAGCAGATAAATCCTCAGCGGTATATTTACCGTAAACGTTATAAACGTTCTGCAGCAACTGCTCAGTCATAGGGTCAAACTCCTGAGAAATTGCCGATGGAACTTGTATTGGTTGTGTTATGGGACTACGGCCATAAACTTTAAGATAGTTATACAGAACTGGAACCACTGGACCATAACGCCATGCACAAACTGGTGTCGTTAACAAAGGCGTCCCTTTGTAACCCAGATTTATACCATGTGCTATATAGGTCAGCTTTTGTGCCTGCATCTGGGTGATTGGCATACCAGCCGCGCAAGCAAGTTCTATAAACTTATTCGCGATGTTCAATGGGCTGTACATACTCAACCTCCTTTGCTGTCCTCTTATGTCACGAAAAGCAACCGAGAACACTCAATTTTTACCTATACCCGAGCCTTCAAGCCTGGAATTGTAAACGCTATATCTTAAGCATACTCAACATTGCGCGCGGAGTATAAATTTGATAGTGAGCATACACAATCAATAAACCATATATTTTTATAGAAATATACATTTATAGCATCTTTCCAGATTAAAGTACTGTATATAAAAACAGTATAATGATTTTTATCACACTTGCAACGCTGTTCATTTCAGTTTATATGAATCCCGGCCACTCATCAGCGACCGGATACGTGAATTTTTTCCCGTCATAATTTACTGTTGCCCCACGCGCCAGCGCCTCAAGCTCCCATCGCTGCGGCCTGATACCGTTCTGAGCAAGGTCAACGCGGATACGGGTGATTTGCATTCTTTCCGACCGGGTCAGTCTGGCCGATGGTGCAATTTCATGTGGTTTTAACGGGCTTCCGTTTCTTTGCTGACGGTTTGGTCTTCTCAGGCCGTGTTTTAATGCGCTTCTGAGCGCCCTCACAACCTCCGGGTCATTCCATTCGATAACACCGTCATCAACCAGATTAAGCACTGCTGCGGCGTGCTCAGAAGGTGTGGGAGCCGGTAACGAAGTATCACCACCGTTGAGCTTTCCACAGTTATTGACAGGACTCCGAGGCGCGGCGATGCCGCTTTTTAAAGTCAAAGGCTCAACGACCGGAACTTTCGGCACAATGCGCCAGTCCGTCGTTCTGGTGATATGAATATGACGCGCGCCGAGATGCGGCGCGTAAATGCCGACCACTCTCTCGACTTCTTCCTCATACTCGTTAACGTCATCCGACGGGCTACGGGCGACCCTGACAGTCTGACAATCGCGCGGGACATTTGCCCCACCCTGCGCGCTGATATACAACGCAAAATCGCCACTGTCTGCGGCGGCGCGTGCAGCCTCGACGCGCTCGTCAAACTCATCAGCAATGCTGACGCCGCGAGGCAATTTGCGTAGTTCACGGTAAGCCCCCATTGTCGGCAGACCAACCGTTTTAAATTGCGGGATGCGCCACGTTGACGCCCATGCGGTAACAGCCGCGGCAGTGTCTTTCAGCGGTCTGCCGGTATCATTATCGAGCTGACCATCCAGTGCATATCCGTCGATATTTTTTGAGATGTATTTCGCGATATACCCCGCAGCACCGCCCCGGTTAAGGTGTTTCGCCTGAAAACGGTTTCGCGCGGCTCCTCTTTCGTCGCCATCCTCTTTGAGCGCATAGCGACGCATGATTTCGATAATCTGGTTACGCTGGCGTGGATTACAAAAAAGCATCATATGCCAGTGCGGCGTTCCGTCGTGGTGTGGCTCGACGACACGCAAACCGTAGACCTGTAAATCATTATCCTTGAATGCCGTGCGCATCAGGCTCCAGATACGGCAGAGATAACGCTGCGCATCCTTTGGATTAAATGCCTCATCGTTCCAGCCGTGATTAAGCTGAACGGTTTTACTTTCGCCTTTTCTGACCTGACGAGTCGGGTGATACTTTGACGGCGCAGTCAGCGTGATAAACATCCCCACATCACCCTCTGCGGCGGCGTAACGCTCAATACCGGCAATGGTGTTCATCAGCTCCATCCGGCGAATTTCAGGATTAGAAATACTGCCCATCACCTTACTGATAAGGTCGATGCGCTCGCCGGTTTCCCTGTTTTCAAGGTCACACGATTTAAGAAATTCCAGATTTGCCTGGCGGCGCGCACGCACATCACGAATGGCGTGTTTACTGGCATAAGGAGAACGGTCTTTATTGACCTCCCCGACAGCTATCAGTAACGCTTCATGCCAGCGCATACGCTGGCCTTTAAGCTGATGAGTCCACCACTCATCGTTAAACAGACGGGCAATGGCAGAATATGCCTGCCTCGTGGTCATCTGCCCTTTACGGTATTTTTTCCAGTAGAGAGGGGAAATATTGAAAGCACGTGCAGCGCCAGCAACATGACCATAGAGGTGAGCCTGCGCCTCATCCGTAAACAGCGATTCTTTTTCGCCATGCGCATCCACCCAGGCATCGCAGAGTTCCTCATACATCATGAAAAGCTGCGATGAGATACGGGCGGCAAACTTTTTCAGCTCCTTGTCATTCATCCCCGGCAGACGCGCATAATGGTCACGCTCTGCCAGAAACAGCAACGACGCGTCGGTGTTCATTTCATGGCGCTGATTCACACGCTCAATGCGCGGCCATAAACGACGCTGAAAAGTGGATGTGAGAAAATAAAACCCGTGCACCGGGCTTTTATTGCGCCGGATGTAGTCATAGCGTGAAGTAAACAGCGAGCGCAAAAAGTAAGGCAGGCGGTTAATCGTGGATAAAACACCTTGCACCTGACGCATCTCGTCACGTGTAAGGGGTCTTTCGCGCCCGACAGCCTCGCGTGGCGCGTTCCATGCATAAGCACCGGTAAGCGCCTTACCGGTGCCTGCGGCAAATGCTGACGGAGGGACAAAACGCCCGGAGGCTTTAACGGCCATATGAGCCAAAAGCCTCTGAACAACGCTTGCTGAGTTGCTCAACCTGCACGTTTAAATCAGCAAAAGACTTTGCGCTTCCGGTCAGAATATCGTGATGCATCAGGCCTGAAACGAGCTGGCTTAATTTCGGGTAATAACCAACCACCGCCAGCCATTCCTGACCGGCGTTTTTACCGCTTTCAGCTCTCTTTTTCTCGTGGAGAATAAACTGAAAGCTGTCACTGGTAACGACATAACGTTCGCCAATTTCAATACGAATACTCATGCCGTTCTCCGGTAATGTTTGTTTTTTGCTTCAAAGACTGACTGACAGGAAACACAACGCGTGGCTGACGGGTAAGCCGCACGACGGGCAGCAGGTATTGGCGCGTCACACTCTTCGCAAACCAGCGCAGAAGCACCGCAATGTTTTACCCTTGCCGCGTTAATCTGGCGCTCCAGTAATTCAGCCTGTTGTTCCTGAATAAAATCTACGTTGTCCGGCATTACCAGTTCCTTTTGTCGTTCAGTTTTTTAAATTCATCAGCGCAATAGCTGGCGATTTCTGTCGTTAATTTCGTCAGTTCATCCACGGAGGAAATTTGCTTGTGAAATACAGCGCGTTTAACAAGTAAATTGACCACATCAGACAGGAGGTTTAATTCACTCTGATAAATCGCGATAACAGATTCAGTTATTTCGCGTTTTTCTTTATCAAGACCAAGTTGAATAAGAGACAAATCGCCATTTTTCATAACGGCGATTTTTAAGGCATTGTTCAGTAAAACAACTGAACGAGAACAGGACATCAAAGCACCTCCCCGCGAGACAATCCGATGTTGTGAAATTTTTCCGACTCCTGACTGAGCAGCTCGACTATCTCCACGCGGGATAACTCCGCCTTTGTGATGTGGCGAATCATGGCGTCAAGATGAGAAGAAAAGCGCGTCGCTGCATCGGCCTGTGCTTCGGTTCTGGCCTGTTGCAGCAGTAATGCGTATTTACCGCACTGATTTTCAGAAACTGTATGCATGACTTTCTCCAGGCAAAAAGAAGCCCCGCACAATTAAGTGCGTTAAAAACTCTGGTTAATTACTTAATGCAGATATTGCTCTGGTTTTACCGACGTCAGAATTGTCGGTGCATACTCAAACAGGCTGAATAATTCACGTAATGCACGGAATAAAGCATCACGCCAGTAACATGACTCTTCATTAATTCGCCAGTATGGCTGGTTGAATTCTTTTTCAGTCAATCCGGCATGCATAAATAAAGTGCGACGCTGACTGACTGTTAAAAAACTAATATATGCATACTCACTTGCGCCAACCTGACGGCGTTTTGAGAATGCCCCACGCAATTCATCAATTGCACAAACCAGCCGTTCACGTTCGACGTCGTTCATTTCTTCAAAACGCATCGTTGCGTGACGCTGTTTTAACTGCGCATGAAAGCAAACCGTTAGCCGTTCGCGCTCCATCATCTGATTATAATAATCACATGTATCCTGCCAGCGAGGAACGGCAAGATGCTTACCAATTATCCGGCGCATAGCTGCTGGCTGTTTTTCAACGAGATTGAGCGTCATCACTGTCATTTCCATACCCTCCGGCTTTTCAGAAAGGTCAGAGCCTTTTTTAACGGACTCTGTTTTTTGGTGCGGATAATGATTCCCTTACGCCCCTTACCGTGGGTGATGGTGAAGTCAATCGCCCTTGGGCTTTCGTTACGCAGTAACTGAGCAATACAACGCGGTTCACTCATAATCACAACCCCATCCACAAAAGCCATGCATCACGCTGTTCAACTGGTCGGTTATAAAACGCCTCTCGTACAGCGCGATTAAACTCTGGAATGAAAACCCACTTCTCACCGACACGAGCGTTCGGCTTACTTGGATCACGAAGCTCAATAACTGGCAATTTATTCTCTTTTACCATCTTGACTACAGCCGTTTCTGGCTTACCAAGTAACTCTGCAAACTTAACCGTATGTACCGCATCAATCGGGTACTGAATCACATAGTCATTGACTTCCATTGATTAGCCCTTTTTGCTTTCGTGTTACCCTTATTAGATCCAGTCCCTTCTAGGTCGCCCCTGTCCTTTCTAGGGACTGGCTAACACACTCAAAAGGTCACCAATACACAACCTTTTGACGGGAATATAAGTCACCAATAGGTTACTGTCAAATGCAGACATTCGAAAAACTGAAAGCGATTAGGAAAGCAGAAGGCTTAACACAGGCGAAATTCAGCGAAATTAGCGGGATAGCTCTAGGAACAGTCAAAAATTACGAAAGTGGGCATAAAGACCCTGGTCTCAGCATCGTTATGCGAGTCACAAATACGCCTTTATTTAAAAAATATACGCTCTGGTTAATGACTGGTGATACGTCACCACAAGCTGGTCAGATCGCGCCGGCTCTCGCACACATTGGGCAAAAACCAACAGAATCAGACCACTCCGAAAAACAGACTGGTTAACACTCTATAAACATTATATTTTCACCATTTGTTACCAAGATGGTGAATACAGCGTCAGAGGGCTTTCTTATGTCAATTAAGAAGCTCGATGATGGACGCTATGAAGTGGACATTAGACCTCGCGGTCGCGACGGAAAACGCATCCGCAGGAAATTTGAAAGAAAAGCTGAGGCTGTAGCATTTGAGCGATACACAATCGCCTACGCCAGCCAGAAAGAATGGGCAGGTCAGCGAGCAGATCGCAGAACTTTGAGTGAGTTGCTGGACATCTGGTGGAAATATCACGGGCAAAACCACGAGCATGGAACAAAAGAGTTTAATCATCTGCTCAAAACCATCAGCGGCATAGGTGATATACCAGTGAGCCGGATGAGCAAAAGAGCTTTGATGGATTATCGTTCCATGCGACTACGTGATGGTATCAGTGCCGCAACGATAAACCGTGACATGTACCGATTATCCGGCATGTTCACAAAATTAATTCAATTGGATGAATTTTCCGGGCAACCCCCAATTCACGGACTGCCGCCACTGGCGGAGGCCAACCCTGAAATGACGTTCCTGGAAAAAGCAGAAATCGAAAAACTGTTAAATGTTTTGGATGGTGATGACTTACTTGTCGCACTTTTATGTCTGAGCACTGGAGGAAGATGGACGGAAGTTGCCACGCTAAAACCAGCACAGATTACAAATTGCAGGGTTACCTTCCTGAAAACCAAAAACGGTAAAAAGCGAACCGTGCCGATTTCTGAGGAACTGGAGAAAAAAGTTAAAGAGGAGGCCAGCGCTAAATTATTCAAAGTTGATTATGAGAAGTTTTGCGGGATTTTACGCAGAGTGAAGCCAGATATACCACCCAATCAGGCAACCCACATCCTGCGGCATACATTCGCAAGCCATTTCATGATGAATGGGGGCAATATAATCGCACTGCAACAGATTCTGGGACATGCGAGCATTCAGCAGACGATGGCCTATGCGCACCTTGCGCCTGACTACCTGCAAAATGCCGTCGCGCTGAATCCTCTAAAAGGCGGAGTGACGTTATAA